CTGCTCAAAGCTCATAATGTCTGAAGCTGGACCATCAAAAAATTCTTTTCTTAATTCTGATTCTGATTTTTCATCTTTTGCCATAATTATTTACCTTTCTTTCCTGTCATTGCTCTCATTCCCGCAGCAGCTCCTCTTATACTACCACCAGTTAATGTAGAACCAATCTTTGCACCAAGTATTTTTTTGTTTATATCTATTATTTCCTTAGCCGCTGCACCAAGATTTACGACACTATTGCCATTTCCTTTTTTTGCCATTACTGACCTCCTTTTTGTTGTTTCATCATTTCACGCCTTTCAGCTGCATTAATTCTAGCAGCAGTCTGTCTTTCTTGACTATCAAGTCGTTTATCAAACTGTGCGTCTCTTTGCTGTACCTTCTGTTGCTCAAGGCCTAGTTTCGCCGCATCAATCTGTGCATCGTTCTCCTCAGATTGTGCTCTGACCTGTAGCTCTTTCTCTTTTAATTGTACTAACGGATCAGGTCCTGGTGCTGATAGTTGTGCACTTAATTGTTTCAAGGCTGTCATTCCCTCAGCTACAAACTGAGCCGTTTTTGCTTCTACATCTAACATCTGCTCTTCTGACAACGCCTGACCACCACTGCTTTGTATCATCTCTACAGCTGCTTTCTCTCTGGCACTAATTCTTACATGGTCCATAATATGCTTCTGTAAAGACACCGCAATCTGTGGTGTGCCCGCTACAAGCGGTGTTGATCCAAAAACCATGTGAGACATGATATGGGCCTCATGATCTTGACCTTCAAAAGCAACCATCGGTAACATATCTAAAGCATCTATGTTTTCTGAAGCGGGATCTTTTGGCTCTGCTTCTGGCTCAGGTGTCCTTTTCAATATTCTGTCAATATCTCTTACACCCAACGCCTCATACATATCTCTAAACACTTCATACATATTGTGCATCTCAGGTGCTGCTGTAGCCATCTGCATCTTTGTCTGTGCCAAAGCAATCCTTTGAGCTTGCGAAAAGATATTAGGATTTGACACAGGTAGCACATCGACTCTTTCATCAAAGTCTTCTGACTTTACTGAACTATCCACACCCGCAATCGTGTAAGGATAACTGTCTGGTAAAAACTCAGACATAACATTAGCGAGCAGTTTAAATTCTAATCTCATGGCATAGTGTAATCTTTTGTGCACAGCTGACATGACCCGTGAGCCTTGTTCCAACATAGCAATCGTAGTACCGACCGCCGCCTGCTGATTACCATCGCCTACTTTCATATCTGTAATCGTTGCGAATCGCCGTCCAGCGTCAACCACAAAGCCTAAAAGTGCCATCAATGTCTGGTCTGGACCCTTGAACGGTAAGGACATAAGACTAGCTTTAATGTCTCCACCCGGTGCATCAACGTCCCTAAACTCTCCGGGCTGTAACGGCTCGTCATCATCCCTGATCCGTAGGCCGCGGGCCTTAAATCCTGCTGGTAAGTTCGATAGCGTCCCTGCATCGATTAACTGTCTTAGTGCAGCTGTCGCTGTTCTTGATAGTCCGCCTATAGTATGTATCAACCCTAGTCCATAGAACCCGAACCCCGGTAAAAACTTGTAATGTACAAAATATTGTATCTTTTTCTTTTTCTCATCATCTTCTTTATAATTCCTGCGTATAGATAAAACCTGACCGTTATCTTGAGAAATCGTTACGACATAAGGCACCTTTATTCCTGTTGCTTCACCCTCTTCGTTCTCTTCTTCAAATCCTTCAAGGTCTAAATCCACATGACACTCGAGTAAAGTACAATCATAATCGACATTAGATGGATACATACCGTCTATACGCTCTAACTCCTCTTTGACAGAAGAAGTTTCGCCTTGTGCTGGTATGACAGGTATATCTCTATAAAAACCTGATAATTGTCTCTTTCTAAGATCATTTAAGCTCATTTTGACAACATGAGTAATGTTAGGACAGGTATCAAGATCAGATGTGCTGTACGGTACAACTAAATCTTCAGCTGGTATAAACTTACTGACAGCTCTATCTAAGTTCTCATCATAGTAAACTTTTTTAAATGTTGACCCTGCAAGTGGCAAATAGAAGAGCATTTGGTCAAACTCAGGCGTATATTCTTCCATAACCGAAGTTATGTAGTAATTCATAAATTCTTTAACACGTTGAGCTTGGTCCTCTTTATCTGGTGTGCTTGTTCCCATGACAAGAGTTCTAACTGGACCGCCCGGTGGAAGGAGCTCATTGAAAGCTTGTGCTTGGAACTGTGTAGCGGACTCTGCAAGTAATGGATGAGTAACTCCGCTGGCACCCCTAAAGGGTTGGGATCTTTCTTCGTAGCTAAATCCAAGTAATTCAAGACCATTGGCAAAGGCATCTTCCCACTCCTGTCTGCTGCTTTTGTTTTCTTCAAACTCACCTGTCAACTCACCTGACAAACGGCCAAGCTCTTCATCGGACATATCTTCTGCTAAGTTAGCATAAAAATCACCGTCCATACCCTTATCTTCACGAGGGTCAAAATCAACAACAACGCTGCCGTCCTCTTCTTCTACAATCTCTACGTTCTCTGGTATTTCTTCAACATTCATACCTTCAGGTATTTCAACGTCCATTTCATCTTTCAGCTCTTGTTCATCGAGTTGCGTTGGAACTTTGTCCACCATACTTGGTTTTTCTGCCATCTAAGTCTCCTTCTGAGGACTATACCATATATTTAATAAATGGTTCAATACCTTGTGTATCTCTGTACATATTAACAGCTTTATCTTTCATTTCAACCACGCCGCCTTCAGCTTTCATAAAGTCTGGATCGTTAGCCGCGGCCGGATCTTTTTTAGCAAACTGACCCTGTAAAACTTTTGTACTGTTTATGGGCCTGTCAATTAACATTTCATAAGATAGTTCGCCTACATCTTCGTAAGCATTTACATAAGGAACGTGAGTAAAACCCTCTTTTGCTAAATTTTTTGAAACTGTATTTATCGCCGCTCTAATTTTTTTTACATCAAAATTATCTGTTTCAAGAAGAAGATCATCCTTAGTAAAATTATCACCTAGTATTTCTTTGAGTTTATCAACTTTAAAGTCCATAAGTTGTTCTTCGGTAAAAGGTTTCTTTGTGTTTGGGTTTAATAAAGGCTTACTAAGATCTGCTTTTAAAGGAATTGAACCACCCCTCTCAGTGCGGCCTACTTGCATCCTCATTCTATCCTCAGCACCTTTAGGAGTTGAAGCGACATGAGGACCTAAATCATAGATAGCAAATTTTTCTTTGTCGAACTTTGTAAAACCAGGGTTTAAAGTAAAATGATACACAGGTGTGTCTATTTTAGCAAAGACACCGCCTTTGTAATTTTGCGACTGTGCTAAAGTTTTTGACTTATCAAATGAATTGCCCAATATATTTTCTTGTATGGTGTTTAAATCTCTCATTAAAGTTTCAGAATTTGAAATTTGATTTTGTGCTCGTTGCACTTGAAACTGAAAATATCTTGTTGCACTGTTAGAAGGCGAAGCATCTCTTTTTGCAGAATAAGCTAAATCTTTTTTTGCCTGATCTAAATGTTGATTTACAATAAATTTAATTTCGTCAGCTTTGTCAGATATCGCTCTTTTCTTTTCAGCACCTTTTAAGTTTTCACCTGCTTTTAACACATCTCTTAAATTAAACCTGTCCAGCCCCGGTATTAAAACTTGATCAAACTTGTTAAGAAGAGGTTCGTATTTATAACTATACACAGGATTTATCTTCATTTCTTTTAACTGATCAATATAATCTTGATCAGAAACTTTCTTACCTACATCTTCACCTTTTATAAGCTTAACAAGATCTGAACGCTGGGTCCCAATGCCACCGCCCGGTGGTACCTCAGTTAAATTAATATCTCCCTTGCCCGCCGCAGCTCTTATAACATCTTTGTATAAAGGTCCGCCTTGAACAATAACATCATCATACCCGGTCATTGTATTAATCATTCTGTTCATTTGTGTAGGATCGCTTTTAAATTTTTGCCCAATCTCTGACGACATCTTTAAATCATAATTTTTAATTGGTGTGTCTCTTGATATAAGACCGTGTTTCGCGGACAATATAGCGACATCCACATCTTCTGGGACACCTTGTTTTTTTAAAGATTGAAAGACAGAACCCATGTATCTGTCCCCTCC